TCAACTCCAGCAACTATTAAGTGTTTGTCATGTACTGTTACATACTCAACTGACTTTGTACCAGTTACTGTTATTTCACCAGCAAAAAAAGTTCTAGTATTTATATTAGCACCTGTACCTTCCATTCTAAAAAAGAAAGGTTTGTTAGCTCCATCAGAAATAATTAATGTACCATAATCTGATGTTGCACTTTCAAACAAAGCAAACTGACATTGTCCTTGTCCAGTTCTAGCAGCAACACTACGACCTGTAAAAGCTGTATGATTATCACCACTACTAGCAACACTAGCTCTATTTATTTCTAACCAACTTGTACCAGTTTGACTAAAATAAATACTTGTACCTGCACAAACAACTACACCGTCTGCATATGGTATTGTACCTAAGATAGTTGTTGAACCACCTGTAGGTTGTACTGCACTACCACCACCAAACTTTGTAAAGCCATTGATACGTCTGTAACCACCCTTGGTAGAAACTTCAAAGTTTCTTAGCTCAGTTGCTACACCGGGAGTTTTAAGTAAGTCAATAGCATTTGATGAAGTAACTAGACCTCCGGCACATGCTACTGTGTAAGGTTGACTTCTACTCATTTATTTTACTTTCTAGTTCCTCTACTTTTGCTAATAATTCTTTTATTGCAGAAACAAATACAGCATCTTTATCGTTTAAAGTTGTTAAATATCTTTTTTCTGTATCTTTTGTGTATTCATATTCTGCATCTTTAGTGTCAGAAGCATCTTCTTCTGTAATCCAATAAGAATCACTTTCTAAAATTTCTTGTGCAATAAAACCTCTTTGAGTTCCTGTTTTTCTTACACCTGTAGTATCTTTAAATTCAAAAGTTCTTGGTCTTAAACTTTTAAGTAAATCTAAACCACCTGTATAGTCTTCTATATTTTTCTTTGCTCTTTCATCTGATAAAGAAGATATACTGGTGCTTGTACCAGCTAAAGTGCCATCTAAAGCAATTCTAAATCTAAGAGTATGTGTTTGTATATTTGGTGCTGATACTGCAGGTGCTGTATAAAATGTATGAATACCTTGATATTGTTGATAAAAAGAACCTGCTAAAGTTCCTGTCATAGCAACTCTTTGGTCAGAATTATTTAAATGTGAATTATTATTTAAATCTGTTGTGACTCCACCATCAGAAAAAAGCACTAATGCTCTACCTACTTGTAATGCTTTTTCTGTTGCATGTCCATCATTTCTTATAGTTGAAGGTGGTGTTGAACCTATTCCAACAGTACCATTAGAATCAATAATCATTCTCTCTGTTGCATTTGTTCTAAAAGCCATTGAGTTATCAGCATGGTCATAACTAATTTGACCTACATCATTGTCATCTGTGTCACCAAAATCTATGAATGTTTCTGCATCATTAGCAACATTAAATCTTAATCCGTCTTGGTCTGCATGAGATATATTTAGTTTCATTGAAGGACTTGTAGTACCAATACCAACATTTCCTGTATCTCTTGCTAAAGTAATTCTGTCAGTTACTGTAGTTTGCGAACCTGATTTTATTCTTAACGTATTATCAGAACCATTAAGTTTTAATCTAAAACCATATACTCCTGTTTGCCCAAAAGTATTTGTAGAACTTGCAGCACTAGGTTGTTTTTCTACTAAATCTAATGCTGAACCATCAGTAGGATTATCATTACTAAAACATGAAATTTCTACAACAGGAAAAGTTGCAGATTGAACATGAAGTAATTGACTTGGGTCTGATGTACCAATTCCAACTTTTTCTGCACTTGTAATAGTAATTGCAGTAGCATCAGAACTATCTGATACACCTGTGTCTAATAAACTTCTTGAAATTTTTGTTAGTGCCATATTATTACTCTCCTAAAGTATTTTGAGCATCCATCATTTCTTGATAAGCTGTTTTAACTTCATCAGTCCATACAGCATTACAGATAGCTTGAACCTTTGCATCTTCACCAGATATATCAGTGTCTTCCCAAGTATCACTATTTTTAACACTTGGCTCTACAACATGTCTATGAAAAGAACGATTAAGTTCATTACCATCTTCTACTATTTTAGTAGCAGTTCTAACTTGTACTTGACCCATTTCAAGCACTTCAATTTTATCTACTACTATTTCTTTTATTATTGCCATTTTTTACCTCGTTGTAAGTTAAGCTGTTCTATAAAAACATTGCATTATAAAAAGTTGGTTTCCAGCCTCTATACTATACATTTTATTATTAGTTACACTTGCTCCTGAATTTTGACCATCAATAAAATGAAAATATGCATAAGTAGCATTACCGGGTATTAAAGGTGCTGTTAAAAAATCTAAATTACTTGAACCAACATAACCAATACTTCCACCTCCGTATGCAGTTACATTATGTGAAGTATAAGGTAATCCACCTATTCTAAATTGGTCTGTATTATTTTGAGTATTAATAAGAATATAACACTCTGCCATTACTAACTGACCTATTTTAGTATAACGTGCACCATAAGATGTTGTAGTTGCAACACCTGCTGCAGTAGGCGACCAAGTTCCTTCTTCATAATCATCAAATAAAGAACTATTAGCTACACTAGAATTTATACCACTACCTGTGCTTTGAAAATCAAGACCCATCCCATTTGGAAATCTTAATCCTTCATGTGTAAATCTTGCTCTTTCAGCAAGAGTACCACCTGAGTCTGCTGTAGAAACATATAGTTCTCCATGTCTATTAGTATCTGCATTAGGAAAAACAGTTTGCAACATAGTTGCTGTTCCTTGATTTGTTTGAAAAGCAATCGCTATAGCAGAATCATCTGTTGAAGAATTATTTTTTAAAGTAAGTGCTACATTTGCATCAGCAAATATACCACCACTATCTGATGAAATTTGAATATGTAAAGGAGCTGCTGGACTTGTAGTACCTATACCAACTCGTTCGCTACTATCAATAGTAATAGCAGTAGCATTACTACTATCAGATATTCCGGGAGTGCTTGATAATTCTGCAGGTATTTTAGTTGTCATTCATATCTCCTAGTAATAAAGTCTGTCATCTACCATTTCTCTAGGGGTAGGATTAATTAAACTTGACTTCATTTGTTTTAATGATTTTTTATAATCTTCTAAGGCAAATGCAGCTTGTTGTGGACTTTCTTTAAATTGCCACACATAGTATCTAACTCTAGCTGTAATTACATTACTGTATTGTTCGGGAAAAACTATTTCGTCACCAAAAGCACTTAATGCTGTTGGTCTATTAAAAGCAAAAAAATGTATGTTATAAACTTTGTCCGGTATTGGACTTAACCCAAACTTTCTACTGTCTGGGGATTTAAATACATACTGAGGTTCACCATAAGCTTGAGTATTAGCATCATCTGCATTTTCTGGGTCTCTTAAAAATCTTCGCCATTCTGAAAGATTAATATATTTTAATCCTTCTGAAACAAACGGAGCTGACTCACCAGAAACATTAATTGTGGTAATATAGAAATCATCCCAATCAACAGATGCAAAGTCTGTAGTTAAACTAGAACTATCAGCTTTTAACGTATACCATCTTTGTCCAGCTACTGTCGCAACAGTTGTATTACCATAAAACGGGTCTGTTGCTCCACTTAATCCTGCGGAAAAAAATGGTAGCTGTGGCTCTTCATTTGCTACATCAAAGATAGCTTTGTTTATAGAATCTTTGACAAACTGTTGAAAACCTACAGCACTTGCAAAGTTTGTAGAAGTTAGTGGAACTTCATTTAGTTCCCTAAGTATTTCATTAGTTAAATCAAGATATGTTGTAGCCATACTATGTTCCTACTTTTTTCTGTGCTGCTTTATGTGCTTGAGTAAAAGTTTTACCTCTTTTCATCATAGCCGTCATAGATTTCATATGTTTTCCAGTATGATGTTTAGAGTGCTTTTTCATAACATCTTGTTGTCTCTTAGTAAGAGCTGAAACATCAGCACCTTTTATCATAACTTTTTTCTTAGAAGTTTTTTTATTAGTAGTCTTTTTAGCAGGTCTACCTCTTTTACTTCCATATGTTCCCGGTCCACTTGGCATAGTTTTCTCCGTTTATTAATTAGGTTTTTGAGTTTGCATAGATGCTTTTACAGCAGGTCCACCATCAGACATACCATATCTAGTTCCCATACGCATTTTTTTTCTTTTAACTTCTTTACCTTCCATGTAAGACATTCTCATATCTTTCTTTTTTTTCATCATACCCGGCATTATTTTTCTCCTTTATTTTCTTCGTATTCAAATCTCATAGTATTGTGACCTACCATTTCTGAACACTTTTCTTCTTTTTCGTGAATTGTTTCGTAATGTTTAATTTTTTCCATGTTATTCTCCTAAAAAGGAGGAGTCCGAAGACTCCCCCAATTATATTTAGTCTACTGTGTAGAAAGCAGATACTAAAGCTTCTGGTCTAAGGACTTTAGCTCCGTATACGTGCAATCCACGAACTATGTCACCAAACGAAGTTGGGTCTCTCAACACTTCAGTTGAGATAATAGTTTGTGCAGTTGCAGTAGAAGAAATGTGACCGGCAAGAATCTTACCAGTAGCTGTACTAGCAGCAGCAACATTATTAGATTTGTACATGTCAAATCCTCTTAGTTTACCACTAGATACAAGACCATTTCTTATAGAGCCTTGACCTGCGTTAAAGTCTACAGACAATAACTTAGAACCAGATTGTGCAAGTTCATTGTAGAATGAAGGTGGTGCAACGAACCATCTTCCTTCTTCAGGAACGCTTTGCTCATCTAGTAACTTAGCCATAAAAGACATCACATCTAACGGGTCAGTTCCAGTACCATCAGAACCTAAAAGGTCGATAGAGTTAGAACCACCTTGATGCTGACCCATAGTTTGAGTAGCAGCAGATGCATCCGCACCTAAAGCGTGGTCAGGTGAAGATGTAGAAACTCCAGAGAACATAGAAGCAATCACTGCAGCATCATAAGAATCTCTTAATGCGTAAGCTGCAGAAGAAGTTGCTACTTCTTTGAAGTTAACGTGTGACATGTTTGTTTCAATATCATCTACGATGAATTTAAACGCTTTAGCACTATCTACAACCAAAGTTATCTCTTGGTCAGTTAACTTTGTTTGAGTAGTGTCAGAACCTCTTGTGTAATCCGATACGGAAATAACAGGTTCTTTAATAATCCTAACTGAGTCTCCGAAAGCAGAAATTTCACCAGCATAGTCGGTGTTAGTAATAGCTTCAACCACAGACGCTTTCCTAAAAAAGTTTAAAACCTTTTTGGAATATATCTTAGGTAGGAAAAAACTATTAGTTTGTCCACTTACGGAGTTTGCAAAGTTAGCATCAGTATCAGTTGAAGGTTCAAAAAATTGAGCCATAACAGTACTCCTTTGTGTTTATAGTTTTATTTAACGATTCTGCCTTGTTGCATGGCTTCGCTGATTTCAGCTTCGTGTTTATCAAACTCGTCCATACTCATTGCAGCAATCTCCCTTTCAGACCATACCTTTTCGCTTTTAGGTTCTACACTTGTTGTTTTAGTAGATACCATATCAGCAGCAGATTTGGTCTTTTTAGAAGTTGTCTTTTTTGGAGCAGCTTCTATGCCTAAATCTTTTTTAAATAAATCTAATGCACGACTGGCTAAATCAGGGTTATCAGAGTTATTATAAATCCAATCTTGTATAGACTGGGGTTGCTCTTTTGCCCATGCATGAAAATCATCACTGTTTCTAATTTCATTAAAGTCAGGATGTTTTTCCATTAACCTTTCTTCTGCAGATTGTCTTAACATTTGAGCTTCACGTTCTTGGAGTTGACTAAGACGTTCTTCTAGAACTTTTGCCTTAGATTCACTTTGCATGTGAGCTACTGTTTCAACAACCTCAAAAACATCAGGATATTTTGTTTTAAACTCTTCAAGTTCTTCTTCAGTTTTAGGAGCTTGATAAGCTGGTCTATTACTAGCTGCTTCATTTAAAAGCTCTTGCTCTCTGATTTTAAACTCATTAAGTTTACTATCATAATGTTTTTTTAAGTCATCGTAACGTTTTTTGTAGTCTGGTTTTTTATAAGGTTCATCCTTAGTAGTTTCCAGATTTTCTACTTCAACATTACCAGCTTGTTCTGCTTCGTTAACATCATCAGATTTAAATAATTTATTTTTTTCTGATGGGTCTTCAAAGTATAACTGCTCTGATGACTGAAAAGGTTTATCAGTACCTTCGTGCCAAGATTTTTTTAAATTATAAGGATTTGGCTGTTCCTTAGTTTTGACTTCTTCTGTCATTTTATACTCCTACTCAGGGCTTCTCTAACAAGGTAGCTGCGTGTGCACTTGCAGGGCTTGTCTTGTAAAGGTCGCCTTTCAGTTTAAATAAGATAAAGTGCCTGTAAACAGGGTAGCTTTATCACCTAGCTTCTAACATGTGGTCTTCCGGAAAGCATTTGCTTTTTAAGTTCATCACCAACTAAATCGTCTTCCTCTTGCACACTAGCTTGAGAACCAACTGTTTCTTTGGTAACACGAATATCCTGCCTTACTGGTTCTTGTTGAACCGGCATAGCAGTTTCTTCTTCTTCCATTAGTCCACCTTCTTGAGCCATTTGTCTTTGGTCTGCTTGAGCTTCAGCTTGTTTCATCATTGCCATTAAATTATCAGCTCCGATTTCTTTTACTGATTTAGCAGTAAAGACAAACTCTCCATCCGATAACCTTGCAGGTATCGAATCAGAGACTTCCGAGCCCGGACCTTCAACAGGTCCTGAGCCTGAAAATTCCATTGCAACTTCCATAACTTTGTCAAATAACATACTAAGTTTTGGATTTGCTTGTAATTCTTCCATAAGCATTTCTTCTTCTTCATCATCTAATGCTTCATCTATTAAAAAGTCTACATAGTTTTCTTCCATCATTTCATCTGGAACTTGTGCATTTTCAATAGCTTTTTGTTCTTCTGTTTTTTCTTCTGGCATCATATTTGCCATTTGATTATCTATTGCTGTTCCACCTTCTTGTTTTTTATTTCGATATGCTTCTTCTATTGCTTTTTCAGCAGCCGAAATACCTAAATCTTCAGCCTCTTCTTCGGCTCGTCTCATACCAATTCTTTCTAATGTTGCTCGTATTTCTTTATCACTTTTTTTAAGTAATTCTGAAATTTCTTTATTTGTCATTCCATATGATTTAGCAATTTCAATATAATTATAATCATTTTGTTTTACTGATACAAATTCTCTTAAATAATCTTTATATGAATCTAAATCAGAATCAGTTTTAATTTTATTTAATTCTTTTTTAGTAAAAGTAGGAGCACCTAGTTGAGAATATTTTTTATCTAATAATATATTTTCTAAACCTACAATTTCCTTATCTGATTTTTTAAATAACTTACTTGCTTTTGAACCCACTTTACTAGCTAATGTACCTAATACATATTTTTTTCTATCGTCTGAAAGTAATCCACCTTCTTGCTTTCCTTCTCTTAACATTTTAAAATCTTCTTCGTCAAGGTCGCCATCTTTATCTAAATCTAATTTTTTTTGACCACCAACTAATTCACCACCATCTTGCATTTGTTTTCTATATTTTTTAGGTAATATTGAAATATCAAATTTATTTGGTAACTCAAGTTCTTGATAACTATTATTAATTATTTTTGCTATTTCTTCTGTTGATAAATTTAAACCTCTATCATTACTAAGTTTATTTATATCAAAAAAAGTATTTTTTCCTTTTCCTAATCCTAAAAATCCATCAAATATTTTAGGTTCTTTTTGTATATCTTTAGCATCTCTTTTTGCAATTCGTATAGCAGCATCTAAAGCTTCTTGTTTAAATTCTCTTTCTATTTCATCTGGCATTAACATATTTATTCCTCTATTCTATTCAGGGCTTCCTTCACTTGTTGGGGCAGAGCCTCTAAGTGTACCAGAGAAGCTATCTTCCCCTGCAACCGGAACATTTCCGATTCCGATGTTGCCACCGCCAGTGCCTGTAACTCCAACGCTTTGCGGTCCTTGAGGTACTGCTCCAGCACCTCCCATACCTGCGGGTTGTTGACTACCGGGTTGAGTTTCTTCGCCTGTGTTTTGTTGAGCATTTTGCATTCCTATAATTGATGCCATCATAGCTGCTTCTTCTGGGTCATTTAATATTTCATCAGGGTCTAAGTCTAAGCTATAGGCAAGTTCACTAATTAATTTAGAAACTTTAACAAATGGTGCAATAGTTGGATTTTGTGCAGTTTGTAAGAACATTGTCAATCTTTGACTTCTAACTTCTTTTTGCATTAAACTATTAGTACCAGTTGCTCTAACTTCTAAATCACCTACCACATCAACTTCACCTTCAAAAAACTGCATGTTCCATTGAAAGTAAGCTTCGCCAAGTGGTTTTAATAAAAAGTCATCAAGATTTTTAATAACTGTTTTAATATTTAAACTAGCAGCCCCTAATAACATTGACATACCTGAAGCAGTTCGTGTCATACTTTGTACTCCAGTTTGTCCATGCGAATAACTAGGAATACCTGTTTGTTCATCTGCTAACTGTCTAAACCTATCAAACATCATCATGTTTTCTGGTGCAGTATTAGGAAACTTCAAGCCATATATAGATTGACCCGGTACTCCTGCTTGTCTTCTAAATATTTTACCCGGATATATTTCCATATTCTGTCCACCTACAAGAGCTGATTCATCAACATCAAATACTAATGAACCAGCTAATGCTAAATTATCAATAGCCATCCGAGCATGACCATTCATAATTTGTTGAGAATCATCCATATTCTCAGCGATACCTATACCAAAAAAGTTATAGGGGTTTCTTTCATAAGGAAAAGCATTGTATGGAATACGATAAGGTGTAAATGGATTTATTACTGCTCGTAATAATTTACCACCACATATCCATGCATTAATTTGTATTTCATCTAAATCATCTACACTTTTAGGTAGTTCAATACCAACTTCTCTAGCATACTCTGCATCCATAATACCCCAGTATTCAAGGACTTCAAAGTTTGAAGAGTATTCTTCATCAACTGTAGAATCATCTTTTAGTTGAGCTTCAAAACTTTTTTCTTCGTAGTTAGCTCCTAGTCTTAAACATTCTCTAATAGCTTCTTTATCAAAGAAAGGCATATTTCTTAACTGCCTTAGTTGACTACGATTCATTTTGTGTCTATGTATTACATATTCACATTCTTCTATATTAGTTGCTGCAGGGTCTGGATAAAAATCCCAACAGCTTACAAATTCTATTCTTGGTACTCTAACTTCAAGAGGATTATATTCTCTTTCACCTTCTTCATTATAATTCCATTTATTTAAAGTTTTATTAAAATTAAATGGACCTTTGACAATTCCTGTACCAAGCAATGCAGATTCTAAAAGGGCATTTCTTATTTCTGATGAACCATTAGATTCTTCTATTTGGTCATGGATTAATTTTTCCATTCTTCTTGCAGCTTTTGCTGCTGGAGATATTTCTGGAATTTGTGGATTAGGTGTTAATCCTTCTTTTAATAATCCTGCTTCATCTAATTGATTTTCAATACTATCTTCAAAAACTCCAGTTCCTAAAGTTGCTCCGGGTTTTAAAGTTTTACCATCACCTTCAAAACCAACATCGTATGGATTTTCTATAATAGGGTCTTCTAATCTATTACCAAAATTATCTGGTATTTCTCCTGACTCTAATCCGGGAGTAGGATTTTCAATATCTAGATAAGCATTTTCTTTTTCGCCTTCTGGTAATTTAGTTTCTGCAATACCTATTGGAAATTTACCTGTACCAAAAATAACATCTACTAATTGTCCAAAAGCAGCGAGTACTTTTGTTTTAGTTATCTTAACAAATATTCTGGATTTTTCAGATTCTCTAAACTTTACAGTTTTACCATAAAGTCCACGATAATTTTCGTAAGCTCTTAACCATCTACGTTCATCAGACCTTCGAGCATCTTCTGCTTTATAAAATCTATCAAGAATAGTACCAACTAAATTTATACGTTGGTCTTCTTCTAAATTTAAATTTTTACCAGCTTCACCCTCTACCTCTTCATAGATGTTATTAGCGGTTAAAAATGTATTATCGTTGTCTGCCATTAATATCCAAATTTATCATCTGAAGGTATATACCCCGATGTTTTAATTCTCAACATCCTATCATAAGGATGGTCTAGTTTAGGTCTACCCATAATCATATAACGCAAAGCATCATAAGCATGGTCAGCCGAATGAGTATCTACATCCTCTGGATTAGAACTCGCTAATGGTAGACTTTGTAATTCTTTTATTAAATTAACACAACTACTTGTTATTTGCAATCTTGGTCTACCTGTTTCGTTATTTTGTCGCAAATGTTCGTGTATTTGTATTTTACCAGCTATTCTATTCTTATCAGCTCTTCTGAGTTTATGTCCTTTTTTAATTAGTATTTCACCAATCGTAGGACCTGTATATCCTGTTCTTGACCATGCTGCAGTATCTAAAACTCCAGTAATAGACTTAACTTCATTCATTTCTAAATCAGTTATTCTATCACCTAAGACTTCACCAGTAAGACCTTTTTGATATAGTTCTCGATAAACTATAATCGTTTTATCTTCTGGGTCTACTGCTGCCCAAAGACAACAACTTTCCGAAGCATAACCATAGTCAATTCCTTTTGTTCTTTCCCACCATGTAGGAATATCAAAAGGCGGTATAACATGAATGTCAGGGTCAAACTCAGCAAAGGCTGCACCTTCACTAATATCCCAGTTACCCTCTAGCAGTTGCTTTCGCTGTACTGCTGGTAACGAGAGTAACATTCTTTCATACTCTCCGTCTTCTGCAAGAAAAGGATTATCCTGTAATCTTGCTGGAATAAACTTTCTAGTTAAACCATCGTGACCAACAAATGTTTTATTGTGGTCTGAAGGTTCAACATACCTTTTTTTAACCCAATGTGCACCAACTCCTCCGGGGTTAGCCGTGCAACGTAAATACGTTGGCAGTGCTGGGTCGGTTGTTCTTAACCTAGATGCTAGATAGTTCCAACCAAACTCTGTTGGTAAATGTGTTATTTCATCAAAACCAATCCAACTATAGGCTTGTCCTTGATAACGATACACATCTGCATCTCGTTCCAAAAATCCAAATTCTATTTTAGCTCCTGAAGGAAAGTTCCATAACTTTTCTACTTCTCTGAACTTAGCTCCGGGAAATGCTTTTGGGTACAATTCCCTAGATTTATCTATAAGCTCTCTAAGCTCTGGCATTGACCTTCTAAGTATTAAAGCTCGATGAGCTGACTTATCACAATACCTTAGTGGGTCAATAAGCATTGCAAAACTTTTACCACCACCTGCTGCTCCACCATAAAGTACATCCTTTTCGGCTGCAGCTAAAAAATCTGTCTGCGGTCCATCATTTGGCATAAATGCCACATGAGACCCAGTAGTATCTAAATGTTCTTGTAATTCATCTGGAAGAACTTTTGTTTCTTCTTTTGTTAGAACATTAGAAGTTAAAGCTTTAGTTTCTGCTTCTACTTCTTTTTTTACTTTTGCTAAACTTCTAGTTAGCTTTTTTACTTTAGTGCTTTTCCTATCTAATTTCTTTTTAGCTCTTAGAGTTAATTGAATATCAGATAGTTCTGAGTTTTTAGGTCTACCACCCTTTTTGCGTGGAGTACCGTCTTTGTTAAGTATATAGCTCCCATCAGGGTTTGTCAAGTACTTTTCAGGATTTTTTTCCCAGTCTTCCATACTTCTTATCTACGTATTTTTTTAAACCCATACGAGAAAGTTTCTTACCTGTTTCAGCTTCTAACCAATCAACTCCAATACCTAAACTAATTTCACCATGAAATACAGCTTCAGATACTTCTTTTAGTACTGATAAGTGTTGAGGAATAGGTTTTAAATAACCTTCAATCATACCATCCTCTTCATACCCAAAAGGTATGGTTGAGGATTTTTTACGAATGTAACCGTCAGGTAATATATCCATTATAATTATTTATCGAAATAGGTCCTAAGATTTTCCCAGTAGTCTTGTAAAACTTCTTTAACTTCTTCATATTTTTGAGGATTCTTAACTCTAAAAGCAAAAATACCTATTATTACAATTATTAACAAGCCAATAATAACATCAATGTCCATTATTTTTTCTCCTGTATTTTAGATTTATTAAAAATTTTATCCCAATTATCAGCAATTTGTTTATCACTAACAACTTGACCTCGTGCTTTATTACGAGCCATGCGATTACGTTTAGCTGCGGATTTTACTCCAAAATGTCCTGCGTGTGGCATATTACCATTTTACCTTATCTGCCCACCAAGCTGCGGACATCTTTCCTTTTTTAATATTTTTAGCATGACGAGCTTTAAAAGATTTACGTTTAGCTTTCATACGAGCAGATTCACCTTTTTTAGGTTTACCTGCTGTACCTTTGAGTGTACCTACTTTTTTACCTTGTTGTCCAAACCTAATAGTTTTAATCTTATCACCTTCTTTAGCAACAACCACATGTGATTTAGTAGGATGGTTTGGAGTTCTTTTAGGTTTATTATAACCAGATACTCCAGCCTTTGCAAGTCGTGAATCTTTCTTTTTACTCATGATACTTTCCTGTATTTGCGTACTTTCTTAGCAACTCGTTTAGGTTGTTTAGAAAACTGTTTACCTTTTTTAGTATCTTTACGTTTTTTTCGAGAAGTCGCAGCGTACTCCTGCGGAGTAAGACTTTTAATAGCTGCTTCAGGTAAATAGCGTTCCCCAGTCTCTGAAGACTTTTTACCTGACTTAGTTCGCCATTTCTGTTTAGTCCAGCTTCTAAGACTTCTTTGTGACTTTTTTAGTGCCATGTTTTTTCCTAATTGCTTCTTTGCCTCGTTTAGCTATTCTAGCCTGTTCATTTTTACCAGATACTTTAGCTCGTTGTTCTAAAACAGTTAATATTTGTATTTTACGAGCAAAAGGTTTTTTAATTCTTTTTACTTTAGCTACTGTTGCCCTAGCATCTGCCGGAGTAGCAAACTTAATACTAACGGTATCTTTAGGATTTTCGTCAGTATATAAACGTCTGCCAGAGCCTTTTGGCTTTTTACCTGTACCTACTTTAGGGTCTTTTTTCTTTCTAGGCATGTTGAGGGCGACTTATTATTTATAACCGCCACCGGCAGCTTTATATTGTTTAGCTAACATTTGAGCTTTACGAGCTGACCATTGACCCGGTTTTCCACCTTTACTAC